GATGAAATCTTTATTCCATTTGAACGTTCTCCGAAAATAGTTTTAACAACCAATTATGTTATTGCCGGCGCCGGTTCATCTCATGATCGAAGAAGGCACGAACTGGAGTTCTTTCAATACTTTAACGCGCAAAGATCCCCGCTTGATATTTATGGCCGGTTATTATTTGATTCATGGTCGGAAATTGATTGGTCAAAATTTGACAATTATATGATTCACAACTTGCAAAGCTTTCTTAAGAATGGATTGCTTAAATCGGTTTCAATAAATGCCGAAGCAAAGAGATTCATCCAAGCAACATCAAAAGATTTTTATGATTTTGTGAATGATAATCCGATTAAAATTGATGAATTTATTTATAACAATACTTATTTAGAATTATTCAAGAATGAAACCGCGGGATGGAAGGATCTTGAAGCGCGAAGATTCTTGAAGTGGGTTGGAGAATATGCCAAGTTTAACAAATTAAAATTAACAAAAGGCCGGAACAGCTCCGGGCGCTATTTTAGAATTGAAAATTTCAACGCTCCGAAAGCCGGGGATGTTTGGGATGAATTAACAACTAAAGCAATGAACTTATGATTCCTTTTTTTATTCCAAGAATTGATGATAAAATTATTGATGAGGTTGTAAAAACTTTGCAAAGCAAATGGATTACTACCGGCCATAAAACAAAACTTTTTGAAAAGAAAATAACCGAATATACCGGTTGCAAAACAACCGTTGCCGTAAATTCATGGACTAATGGCGTTCAAGTTCTTTTGAATTACTGGGGAATCAAAGAAGGCGATGAGATTATATTGCCGGCATATACTTATTGCGCAACCGCAAACGTTATTATTCATTCTGGAGCCAAGCCAATAATGGTTGATATTAATCAAGATGATTTTAATATTTCAATTGATGAAATTCGTAAAGCAATAACGCCAAGAACAAAAGCAATTATCCTGGTTGATATTGCCGGATTTCCTTGCGATTATATTGCAGTAAATAAATTAGTTAAAGAGAAATTAATAAAGCAACAATTCAATCCAAGTTCATCTTTGCAAAAACAACTTGGCCGTATTTTAATAATAAGCGATGCCGCGCATAGTTTTGGAGCTTTGTTCAATAATAAACGCGCCGGAAGTTTAACCGATATAACATCCTTTTCTTTTCATGCCGTTAAAAATTTAACAACCGCCGAAGGCGGGGCGCTTTGTTTTGATTTACCAAAGAGATTTGATCATGATAAAATTTATAAAGAGTTTTGCGAAATGATTTTGCATGGCCAAAATAAAGATGCATTATCCAAAAGCCAAAAAGGAAATTGGCGTTATGATGTTATTCATCCCGGTTTTAAATGCAATATGACTGATTTACAAGCATCAATTGGCTTGGTTGAATTGGAACGCTACGAAGAAAATTTAACGCGCCGTAAAGAAATATTTGATTTATATGATAAAGCATTTTCAAAATATGATTGGGCAATGCTTCCATTGCATACAACTCAAGATAAAATTAGCAGCTTTCATCTTTATCAATTAAGGATAAAAGGAATCGATGAATCAATGAGAGATAAAATAATTGATGAAATCTTCAATCAAAATGTTTCGGTTAATGTTCATTTTTTACCGCTTCCAATTTTAACAGCATATAAAAAGCGCGGTTATAAAATAAAAAATTATCCGGAAACCTGGAATAAATATCAAAATGAAATTTCTTTGCCAGTTTATTTTGATTTAACAGATGAACAAATTCAAACAATAATACAAGTAATAATTTTTTCAATTAAAAAACAAACAACATGATAACAATTACACCAAGTTTAGACCAATTAAAAAGAGCAAAAACTCTTTACGATTTTGGAATTTTAAATAAATCCATTACCGAAGGCGATGGCAATGCTGCCGGGGCAATTGCCGAAATATGTTTCCTTGATTACTTTTCGTCAATTGGAAAAGAAATATTTCATGCGCAGCAATTTGATTATGATTTTTTAATGAACAATAAAAAGATTGAAATAAAAGCAACTCGCGTAAATAATCCCCCAAGATTAGCGCACCAATTTAAATTGCCATGCGATCAATATGATCAACAATGCGATTATTATTGTTGCATTTATGTTATGAATGATTTTTCAAAGGTTTTTATTAATGGCTATATTTCAAAAATAGATTTTTTTAATAATGCTATTTTGCACCTGGCAGGCGAAATGGATAATAACTTTACTTTCCGATGCGATACAAAAACCGTAACGCTTGCGGAATTAAAACCGTTGAATCATGAATAAAGAAAACAAAGCATTACTTAAAGCCCTGGAGTTTGATTATCTTCAAAAAAAATATCCAAGCAATCCATATATTGTGCCTGAAGATTACAATGATAATTCAACCAATGCATTAACCAAATGTATTATTAAGTTTTTGAATTACTCTAATTGTCAAGCGGAACGGATTAATACGATGGGAATTTATCGGGAAGGTAAAAAGATAAAAGTCGGGGAAAATACCCGCCAATTGAAGGGGATGTTTACTCCAAGCACCGGAACCAAGGGATCCGCGGATATTTCCGCAATCATCCAGGGGCGTTCCGTAAAGATTGAAGTAAAATTTGGCAAGGATAAACAATCCGAAGTTCAAAAACAATATCAAGAATCGGTTGAAAGCGCCGGGGGAATTTATTATATCGCAAAAGATTTTGATTCTTTTATACTTTTTTACAATAATTTGCTTGCATATTTAAAATAAATGATTAACTTTACAAAATAAACAACTAAAAACAACAACATGAAACCAACAACACCAACACCGGAGCCAACCGCTCCAAAAGGAATTTACGCGAAGCTTCATGCCGCGAAACAATTAATCGGTAAAGTTCAAAAGAACGCAACCAATCCCCACTTTAAAAAGAGTTATGCCGATATCAATGCATTGCTTGAAACAGTTGAACCATTACTTTGGGAAAATGGCCTTGTGTTATTACAACCAATTAAAGATGATGTTGTAACTACTCAAATAATTGATATTGATTCCGGGGAAATGATTGAATCTTTTATGAGATTGCCATTGATTACAGATCCCCAAAAAATTCTTTCCGCTGTTACTTATTTCCGAAGGGGAACATTACAATCGCTTTTATCTTTGCAAGCCGTTGATGATGATGGCAACACCGCAAGCGCAGCTCCAAAAGCAAAGCCATCAATTGACAATGAAAGATTTCAAAAAGCATTGCAAGCAATTGCGGATAAAAAATTCACAGTTGAACAATTGCATGCAACTTATTCTTTAACGGATTTACAACTTAAATCAATCGTGTTATGAAATGGCATCCAAGTTCAATCGGAAATTTAATGGCATCGCCAAGAAATAAAACCGAAGCATTATCGGAAGGGGCAAAAACTTACATCCGGGAAATTGCAAAGCAAAACTTTTATGGTTATAAATCGGAAATAAGAACCAAGCCAGTAATGAAAGGCATTGATCAAGAACTTGAATCAATTGCTTTGTTAAATGCCGTTAGATTTACCGATTACAAGAAAAACAATCTTCGGGTTGAAACTGAATATTTATCCGGGGAATGCGATATAATAACCGAAGATTCAATCATTGATTGCAAAACATCCTGGAGTTTAGAAACATTTCCGGCATTTGGTTCCGAAGCGCATAACTCAAAATATGAATGGCAAGGGGTTGCATATATGCTGTTATATGATAAGCCATTATTCGAGCTTGTTTATTGCATGATATCAACCGGCGATGATTTGCTTTCCGATTGGGATAATAAATCAATACACCAGGTTGATCATATCGAACCGGCCAAAAGAATAACGGTTCTTAAATATGAACGCAATGTTGAGAAAGAAGAATTTATGAATGAGAAGTTAGTACATGCTTCGATGTTTTATGCGATGTGTATTGCTGAATTAAATGATAAATAAGATGACACCACAAGAAAAAGCAAAAGAGTTATTTGATAAGTTTAGTAATGTAGCTTTATTAGATAGTTATGAAGCCAAACTATGTGCATTGATTGCAGTTGATG